ATTTTTCATACAAGGCACATCAGGGGAACAAAGTCTTGTTCAGGATTTAATTAATGAACAGTTGAAAATGTATGGCATAGAAGTTTATTATATGCCACGACAATATATTACTGAAGGAAAAATTATAAAAGAAGTCCTGTATTCAAAATTTACTTCTGCTTTTCCTATTGAAGCATATCTGGTCAATTATGAAGGATTTGACCCTAACAGCATTTTAATGAGTAAGTTTGGGGTTAAAATTACTGATGAAATGAACCTCATCATTTCAAAAGAGCGATTTGAAACTTATATCAGCGAGTTAATGAAAAGTATTACAGATGTAAAAAATGTATTACGACCAAATGAAGGTGATTTAATTTATATTCCATTAAGTGACAGCTTTATGGAAATCAAATATGTTGAAAATAGAAAACCATTTTATCAACTTCAGAAGAATTATGTCTATGAGTTAAGATGCGAACTTTATGAACTTGAAGATGAAGAGATTGCAACAAGTTTGCCTGAAATTGATTCAGTAAGAACTTATGACGCTACTTTACAACTCTCTGGGATTGGAGTAACTGCAACTGCTACAACAACACTTGTATCAGGTGCTGTTCAGACAATAACTGTAATAAATGGTGGATATAGATATTCTTCAGTACCAACTGTTAATATTTCTGCACCACTTTCTGGAAAGAAAGCAACATTTGTTGGTGTGATGACAAGTAGAACTGCTCTGCTTTCGTCTCAAAGTTTAGGTAAGATATACATAGAAGATCCTGGATATGGATACAATTCAAACAAAACCCCAATAGTTTCTATTGTTGGAGGTGGTGGATATAATGCAAGTGCAGTAGTTGGTATAGCAACAACAGGAAGTATTGGTCCAATTTTCCTTTCCAATATTGGTCAAGGATATGTTACTGAACCTGCTGTGACAATATCTGGTCCTGTTGGTGGAGGAACTACTGCTATTGCCAAAGCATTTTTAAATGGCACTGGAGGCATTTCTACCATTAGAATTGTAAATGCAGGTTATGGGTATACACAAACTCCAACCATTACTATCTCTGCAGGAAGTTCTGTATCTACTGGCAACTTCCTGTTTAATGAAATAGTCACAAGTACAGGTTCAGGTGCATCAGGAAGAGTTTCAGATTGGGATGCTGAAACTAAAGAACTTAAAGTTACTGGTTTTGGAACTAATTTTTCTGTTGGAGATGTAATTGTTGGTGCTGCATCAAGTGCAATCTATGTTGTCTCAAGGGCACCTGAATATGATGCAGCAGAGACATATGACTCATCTGATGATATTCAAGATGAATATGATGGAATTGTAGATTTTACAGAAGTAAATCCTTTTGGTGAAGTTTAGACTAATAAATAAGATAATAGACCTTAATAAAGATTATGGCAAAAGGACCAAGAGGGCCACAAGGAGCACAAGGAGCACAAGGTAGAAGAGGTCCTCAAGGTTCAAGAGGACCTCAAGGTGCTTCTGGAGCTCAAGGTAGAAAAGGTTCTGATGGGTCAAGAGGTGCTCAAGGTGCTTCTGGAGCACAAGGAGCAAAAGGATCTCAAGGAGCACAAGGATCGCAAGGTGCAGCGGGATCTCAAGGACTTTCTGGAGGAAAAGGTATTAGTGGTTCTCAAGGTGCTGGAGGAGCACAAGGTGCTCAAGGTGCTCAGGGAAAAACAGGACCTCAAGGTGCTCAAGGTTCTCAAGGTTCTTCTGGGTCTGCTGGATTTCTTTCAAGAACTACCATAACTGCAACAACATCATCTTTATCTGCAGATTCTTCTGCACTTATAACATTTCCTGGATTCAAGAGTTATCTGTTATTAAAGGTTGGGACAAGTCATGCAGCATGGATTACACTATATGGATCTAATTCTGCAAGAGCTGCAGATTTTGGAAGAAGCGAACAAATTGATCCATTACCAGGGTCTGGAGTAATTGCTGAAATTATTACCACTGCAGCAGGAACTGTGTTACTTACTCCAGCAACTATTGGATGGAATAATGAGGTTCCACCTAATACAAACATTTATGCAAAAGTTGTAAATAGATCTGGATTTACTGCTGTAATTACAGTTACATTAACTGCAGTTCAATTAGAATCCTGATATGGAAAAAGAGTACATAGTCACATTACATAAACATGATAACTTAGATTCTTTTTATGAAGAAATGGAATCACAGGGAAATTGTTTCTCAAATTCAATTCCAGAAAGAATCGTTAAATGTGTTAAAAGAAGATCTATTAGTAGAAATACACATTACTTATTGACTGATGAAGAAGCAGAATCTTTAAAGAAAGATAAAAGAGTTCTTGCAGTAGAACTTCTTCCATCACAACGTGGATTGAAAGCAGCCCCTCACTGGACTCAAACTGCACCTTTTCAAAAATCAAATGTTGGAATTACCAGTATTGAAAAAAATTGGGGATTGCTTAGATGTATTGGAAAACTTGGTATTTCAACCTCTGTTAGTGGATGGTCATATCCAATTGGTGTTGGGGAAACTAGCATATCAAATGCGACTATAAAAACTACAAGTTCTGGAAAAAATGTAGATGTTGTTATTGTAGATTCTCACATTAATCCCCTTCATCCAGAGTTTGCAGTAAATGCTGATGGTACTGGAGGAACTAGAGTCAATCAATTTGATTGGTTTCAGTATAGTGAAGAATTAGGTTTTGGAGAAGATTTTTGGTCAGGCAGTCCTTACAGTTATTCATATGTTTCATCTAATCATGGAACACATGTGGCAGGAACTGTAGCAGGAAATACTCAAGGTTGGGCAAGAGATGCTAACATATACAATCTTGAATTTAGCTATGTTTATGGAGAAGGTGATGAAGCAGAGTTTGTAATGGATTGGGCTTTGTATTTGTGGGATTATTTGATTGCATTTCATCAAAATAAACCCATTAATCCTAAAACAGGTAAAAGAAATCCAACTATTACCAATCATAGTTGGGGATATTCTTATTCTTATGTTGATTTAATGGACATTTCATCTGTAGGTTATAGAAATAAACAAATAGATGTTACTGGAACTTATGCTCAGAGAACTGCGATATTAGAAGCAAATGGAGTTCCTGTTCCAGATTATTATCTTGGATATGAAAATGTATATCTTTTTGATATTCCACAAAGGGTTGCTTCTTTAAATGCCAGTATCCAAGATGCAATATCTCAAGGAATTGTAGTTATTAGTTCTGCAGGTAATAGTTCATGGAAAATAGATGTTGAAGATGGAATTGATTATGATAATTATATTATTCTTGGGAACTACCTTCTTGCCCATTCTCAAGGAAGTTCTCCAGGATCTGATGACAATGTAATTTGTGTTGGATCTTTAGGAACTAATCCAGATTTGGAACAAAAATCAAATTTCAGCGATTGTGGTCCAAGGGTTGATGTGTATGCTCCTGGATCTAGAATAATTTCATCAGTTTATAATTCATCAGCAGCAGATGAATTTAAGATTACTTTAGCAAATGATCCAAGAAATTCTTTTTATAAAATAGGATCTATTTCAGGAACTAGCATGTCCAGTCCTCAAGTTGCTGGTGCTATAGCATGTTTAGCAGAACAATATTCAAAAATTGATAATAAATTTGTTTTAAGGTATCTAAAAGAAAATTCTAAAGCAGGGGTCAATGAGGGGAATGGCACAAACGTACCTCCTTACAGAAATATTCAAGGATCTCCAAATAGGCTTTTAAATTACAAACAAGAAAGATTAATACCAGAGTCTTTAAATCCATCAACTTTAACTCCATATGGTTCTGTAATAACTCAACCAAGAGACACATACAATACAAGAAGTTCTTCTGATGACAAATGGAATGGATTTGACGGTTATACTTCTTCTAAATTAAGATTAAAATATCCAAGAAGAAACGTTAGTTTTTTTAAAATATCTGAGTAAATTTAATAAATATAAAATAAACAAAAATAATTATGTTTGGACATTATTTTTATCATAAGTCAATACAGAAAACTGTAACTGCATTTGGCACATTATTCAATAATATTCAAATCAGACATTTTAATGATGCAGGAGAACCTATTTCTGTATTGAAAGTTCCCCTTGCTTATGGTCCAACACAAAAGTTTTTGGCAAGAGTTAATCAGCAACCTGCAGGTGATAGAAAGGTTGCTATTACGCTTCCCAGAATGTCATTTGAAATGACGTCTATTGATTATGATTCTCAAAGAAAATCATCAGTCATACAGACATTTTCTT